CATCACACCTGTAAATCTAGTAGACCGCCCTCCGCACTACAATCACGGCACTATAGAGTGCATTGACTATCTAGAAGATACGCTAGGCGAAGGGTTTACATCTTACCTTGAAGGCTCAATCAAAAAATACCTTCACCGCTTTCGATACAAAAACGCAGATGATCCTGAATTACAAGTACAAGACCTTCAAAAAGCGCAGTGGTATTTAACCAAATTAATTACCACCCTCAGTAAAACGTAATGTCGTACTTTACATGCCACGAAAGCGCAGTGGGCGAAGCTGACTTCATTCAGCACACGCTCAGGAAAACTGTGTACATCGTAATCATCGAACACACACCCAACCGTATGTATGTCATTACTGAGGATCAGTATAACGACAACAAATGGCGACGGTGTGCAGTACTGGAGATATTTAGAAAACAAACATAACGGAGTATGAAAATGGATACCAAAGAGTACCTAGAGCACGCAACTACCTTTAACAAAGACAACACGCACCCTGAGTTCCTGGCGTTCGCTGCTGTCTGGATTAAGTCCCGCCAACCTACCCTGTATAACGAACTACTCTCACAGTTTAAAAATATAGAGGGTGAAATCTATGCCCAGTACGAAACCGATGCAAAAAACTCGGAGTTGCCGTTTTGATAACAAACAAACCAACAAGTCAAAATCGACACAAAAAAAAAGAAAATAAGCTGCTAGCTCTGCAACAGCTTAACAACAAGTGGCTTAGAAAAAGGTTAGTTAGATGCTCATAACATTAGATTTCGAAACATATTTCGACAGCAAGATGTCCCTTACAAAAATGACAACGATGGACTACGTCCGACACGAACAATTCAAAGTGTGGGGCGTGGGCATCAAGATAGATCATGATGCAACAGAATGGTTCGGCGAAGACGAAGCACAAGCCGCGATCAATGACATCGACTGGAGTGACGCGACAGTTGTGTGCCACAACACCCCTTTCGATGGCTATATACTAACCCGCCACTACGGTGTCATACCTAAATACTATGTAGATACTGCCTCAATGTCCCGCGCTCTCGCGCCTGGTCAATCAGCCCGCCTTAAAGACTGTGCCATTCGGCACTTCCCAGACGACGAATCAATGCGCAAAGGTGACGAACTCATCGACGCCAAAGGCATGTATGACCTCGACCCTGATACAGAGCAAGCCCTTGCAGGCTACTGTATACAAGATGTCGACTTAACATATGCCCTCTATAGAAAGATGATCAATGAGATGCCTCTGAGTGAGCTTGATCTTATCGACATGACATGTCGTATGTTTTGCGAACCCAAGCTGATCGTGGACCGTGAAGCGTTAGTCACGTTCCGTGACGACACTATCGCAGCTAGTGAAGCAGCCATCTTGGCTGGGGGCGTCGACCGCAAGGTACTTAGCTCCAATCAGCAGTTCGCTGTATACATTAACGAAACTCTCAAGATTATACCGCCGACCAAAGTTAGCCCAACCACAGGTGAAAACATCCCTGCTCTAGGGAAGAACGACAAAGCGTTCACTCAGATGCAAGCGATGTACCCTGAACACAAGCTAATCTGGGACGCACGCAAAGCTGTTAAGAGTCGCATCAACGAGACCAGGGCGCAGCGCTTCATCGACGCAACGCACGATGACGGCACTATTTCTGTACCACTGCGCTACTACGCAGCTCACACTGGCCGCTTCGGTGGTACAGAAAAGATCAACATGCAGAACATGCCACGTAAATCACCGTTGCGACTCGCGCTGCAGTCACCACCAGGCAAGCTCGTCTTCGTTGCCGACTTATCTAACATCGAGGCACGCATGCTCGCATGGTTAGCTGACGAGCAAGATCTGCTTGCACAGTTCAGAGAAGGCGATGACATTTATAGCAATTTAGCGACCATTATATATGGACGCCCTATCGATAAAGTCAAAGACCCTACCGAACGGTTTGTCGGCAAGACCGCTGTGCTTGGTCTAGGCTACGGCATGGGCGCACCCAAGTTCCAAGCCACATTGGAGGCTGGTGCTATGGGGCCGCCCATGAAGTTCAGTACTAATGAGGCGTATGACGTTGTAAATACATACCGCAGTACATACTCTGGTGTGCCTTCCCTATGGAAAAAGCTAGAGACAAAGCTAGCGAGTACCATAAACCAGAATTACTACGAGCAATGGAGGTGCCTTACTTTCGAGAAAGGTAAGATACATCTGCCTAACGGCCTTGCTCTTCACTACAACGACCTGCGTTTTCAAGATAACAAGTTAACGTATGAGTCCCGCACCACAGAATCAACATGGGGGGGCCGCATTACAGAAAACGTAGTGCAGGCGCTATCTCGCCTGATTGTTACCGACGCAATGTTGCGTATACAAGCAGACAAAGACCTGGATGCAGACGTAGTACTGACAGTACACGATGAAATCGTTTTAATTAGCGCAGCTATTAATCCAGATGCTACAATGGAGAAACTCATAAGACATATGTGTACACCACCCAGCTGGGCTCCAGACATTCCGCTCGACGCGGAGGGCGGGTACGATACCCGATACAGTAAATAATTATGCCAAGACTAGTACTAACACGGAAGCTCGACGAAGAAGTCATTATCCATGACGAACAAGGCGTTTTGGCGAAAGTTAAAGTATCTAAAATAGATCGTAATCAAGTCAGGCTCACATTTGAAGCCCCCGAAGACATAAAGATCGATCGGTTAGAAATTTTCAACAAAGCGACCTCCTTCGACAATTAATAATAGCAGCAGTATTATAATACTGTTATGCTAAAGCTCTGTAGGAGGAGCCATGCAATTAACATTCTTAGAAGCCGCTAGCGGACAGCGGTTAAGCAAACACCACTCCGTAATAAATGGGTTCACCCCATACCCTCACGTTAAGAACGTAACATCGCACGAACACACCATACCTTTAGACGGCACTGGCTTAGCAATGCTTGAGCGGCTAATGCGTGACCACTCAACAAACGGTCACTGTCTACTAAAAGGTGGACTTAAACGCCCACTAGAAAACGAGTCGCGCGCGGGCAAGACTGACCGTGTTGCGTACTCCAATCTACTTGTACTAGACATCGACGGCATTACGATCCCAGGGCATACAAACCCAAAGACGTTTAATAGCACCGATATCAGCAAACTAGCAAAAGTAGTGATGCGCGAGCTTCCAGCAGCCGTACAAGACTGCAGCTTCATTGCGCAAGCGTCAGCCAGCCTTGGACTCAAAGGTGAGAAAGTTTCGCTACATATATTCATACTGCTAAGCCATGCGTTACCTGCAAAAGCCATGAAGCTTTGGTTCCAGCACTGCAACTTCGAGTCTAAGCTCTTCTCATCACAACTAGAACTGTCGTCTAACGGGCACTCTCTCAAGTACCCACTAGACATCAGCGTAGCTGACAACTCAAAACTAATCTTCATTGCTCCTCCTACCTTTGAAGACGGAACCCACGATCCGTTCACCGATTGCGATGAGCGGATCGTGCGTGTTTCCGGTATTACTGACACACTGGATCTAGGTAAGCTGATGAGTGACATCAGCCCCGAGGTGGTCCATCAAAGGAGCAACGAGCATAAGAACAAACTACGTGTAAAACGTGGCTTCAATGCAAAAAAAGAACGCCTCACTATTGCAACTGTAGATAACAAATCAGAAGAAATTCTGACTAACCCAGATCGTATGTCAATACAGATCACCGACGATACAAACCCTCCATACATTCGGTGTAATGTAAACGGCGGAGACAGCAACGCCTACTACTTCAAACTCGAAGATCCAACGTACATGTTCAACTTTAAAGGCGAACCTATTTGGTCTATCGAGCAAGCAGATCCTGACTTCTACAAGACGCTCTTCGATGTATACCAAGAAGAAATGGCTAAAGAAGGTAGGGCTACGTTCCCAGTTGCTTTGCGTGACTACTACACAGACACACATTACAACGGTGTGTTCGACCCAAACCTTAATCAATTCAGTGAAGACTTCCCGCTAATGCCTTGCGCATCATCTAGTATAGAAGGGTTCATGCGCTCACACGGCAGAAGTCGGCCTGACTTTGTGCCAGACGCAAGAGTCGTATTCGATCCAGCAAGTGACGAAGCAGCAGTCAACCTGTCAACCGTTCCGTACTTTGTAAACATGTTCCGTAAAACAGAATACCTTTTGTCAAAGCGTGAGCACGAACCGCTTAGCATGGGTGACGCAGCTAAGATCGCGGACTCCTGCCCACTAATCTATAAGTTGATGACTCACATCTTAGGAGGACAAAACCTCGAAGTTGAGCACTTCACCAACTGGCTTGCTTATATATTCCAGACCCGTAGAAAAGCAATGACTGCTTGGGTACTGCAAGGTGTCCCTGGTACTGGTAAAGGTATCTTCTACACCAAGGTGCTCAGACCCCTGTTCGGTAACGAGCACGTACCAATGCGTGCATTACAAAACATCGAAGAGCAATTCAACCTGTACATGCGACAAGCACTCTTCTTAGTAGTCGACGAGTTTCATATGGCCTCAGCCAACTCAGGCGCTATGAAGATCGCTGACAAGCTCAAGAACGCTATTACAGAAAACACGATGACCATTCGTGCCATGCGTTCTAACCAAGTTGAGATGCCTAACTATACAAATTTCATCTTCTTAACCAACCGTATGGATGCAGTAAAAATTGAAGAAGGCGACCGCCGATATAATATCGCGCCTCGCCAAGAACAAAAGTTAGAACATGTGTATCCAGAAGTTATCGAAGGCATCGATGACATCAGCGCTGAGCTGCATAAGTTCGCCGCATTGCTGCGTAACTACAACGTTAACAAGCAGCTGGTACGTACGCCTATCGCTAATAATGCAAAAGCACAGATGGCTCAAGTTACTATGTCTGTTATGGAAGAGTTCTTCGCTGCAGTAAGACATGGCAACCTTAGCTTTTTCCTAGACATCTTAGACATCAGCCTAACCAACGTATTGCAAGGGCAAGAAATCACCACCGCACAACGTTTTGTCAAACAGTGGGTAGCAGAATCTCAACAACCATATTCAGTCATTCCTCTTGAGCACATGCGTGTTGTGTATGGCGTACTGACTGACGATCGTTTATCTCAACGAGACTTCCAAAAGAAAGCAGCACGCTGCGGCGTCAGTAAAGAACGAAAACGACTCAATAACGCTACAAGGAATTCAACGCCAGTAACTGGAGTTGTAACGTCGTGGAAACTAGACGCCGACCAGTTAACAGAAGTCACTGACAAGTACTTCGATGACAAGGATAAAAAATTACTTGTTGCAGCAAACGGTTAATACCGTTACTATTATTTTAATTACTCTTAGGAATTGAAATGATTAAATTGACTCAGGACACGAGACCCGACCCCCTCCCCGATTTCGAAAAACCGGCTAAGCTAGGTGATGTTCGTGCCTGGAGTTATTCAGCACTTAAAGTTTACGAAGAATGCCCTTATAGAACATATATAAGCCGAGTCAAAGGCGTTAAAGAAGCCAGCGGTCCAGCAGCCGATCGCGGTACGCAAATCCACCAGTACGCTGAAGACTATGTCAACGGCACGATGGGTGAGATGCACGACACACTATTCAAATTCAAAGACCAATTCGAAGAACTCCGTGAACTCTACATCAATGCAAAGGTAGAACTCGAAGGCGATTGGGGCTTTGATATTGATTGGGCCGTCGTCGGCTGGATGGAAAAAGCTACGTGGGCGCGTATCAAGCTCGATGCATTAGTGCAAGAGGACGACACATCAGCCCGCGTCATCGACTACAAAACAGGTAAAAAGTGGGGCAATGAGATCACTCATGGGCAGCAAGGTTTGCTGTATGCGATTGGCACTTTCTTCCGCTACCCGCACGTCCAGTTTGTACAAACAGAATTCTGGTATCTTGATAAAGGCGAGACGACTACAAAGCAGTACACACGCGATCAAGCTATGTTGTTCGCTCCTGCTTTCCATCGTCGCGCCGTCAAGATGACCACTGAAAAAGAGTTTAATCCAACGCCCAGTAAGGACAATTGCAGATGGTGTAGTTTCCGCAAAGGAGACGACCCAGAATGTAATTGGGGTGTTAGCTAAACAAACGTAGTTTCCTCCGTGTCGTACCTTTGCCCTACTTCGTAGTCACACCTACTTAGTAGGGTTTTTTTATTCCCGATCGGAATCTAACTGATCCTCATGAACCATGAACAGAGACTCCCAATGAAAAAGCTTACTAATAAAATCTTGCTATACCTCGGCTACGGTATGTCAGTAGCTATTCTATTAACACTCTTTGCACACATGTTAGCACTAGGCATATATATCGCCGCTTTAGTCGGTGCTATTTGCTGTGTGTTGTATTTTCACTTCAGGAAACCCAATGACAATTGACAATTTAATAATCTTAATTACGTGTATAGGACTTATCTATGATATTTGCAGGAGTTATCTCAGCGCTAGGCATTCTGTTCCTACTGTTTAAGTTTGGAATCCGACGCGTTATATCATTCGACATACCTATTGATATCGGCACAACTGCTCTTCTTATGTTCCTGTTCGCAGGGACATTCGGAGGCATGATGGCTGCAATGGTTGGCGGATTATTTATATCAGTCGTACTGTTTGCCATGAAAGCAACTATGACGCGCGAAGAACTGTGCGTTATAAAAACCAAATCTTTTCCATATAGAAAACTACGATGGGTAGAAGTCAGTCCCTAAGTTTGGAGTACGCCAATGACCAACAATGATTTAAAAACCTTACTTACAGGCCACGTAAAGGATCAATTAGATGCAAATGTTTTATACAAGCGCTGGGAACGCAGTCGAGTACAAGCTCGTCACAGATCCGCCAGAAGCTATCTACTGGACGACACACAGACTCAAGAAGAGCGACGTGCAACTAGTATCGAAGTTCAACCGCAGCGAGACAGCTGAAATTAAACAGGACGTGTTCGATGACATCATTAGCCGTGAACCTAATCCCAGTAAAAAATCTACGCCCACCAACGACGAGATACCGCAAGGGCGTAAAGCCCGCGAGCCTGAACATGTTAAAACGCGGCAAACAAAACAAAAAGCTAGGTGACAAAGTCACAGTAAAAATGTGGAAAGGTATGACAATGTACTCGCTGACTCTAGAAGAGCGAGCCACCTGCCCTACTGAGTGTGAGCAATGGGATAACTGCTATGGCGACAACATGCCGTTCGCACATCGCTTTGATCACACTGACCCAAACTACATAAGTTACCTTGAAGTTCAGCTACGCGCGCTCAATGAAAAGCATACCAATGGATTCGTCGTGCGTCTCCATGTATTAGGAGACTTCTATCACGGGAAATACATAGTTCAATGGCAGCTGTGGCTAGCACAGTACGAAAATCTACGCGTGTTTGGGTACACGCACCTGCCGTTTAATAGCCTGCTAGGCAGTATGATTAATAACGTAAACCGCATCTACCCACAACGTTTTCGTATTCGATTTTCCGACGATAAAAACACAAAATTTAGTGCCCATGTGGGTGTCGGCACTGACATGACGCTTGGTATAATGTGTCCTGAACAAAATGGTACAACCGATAGCTGCGCAACATGCGGTTATTGCTGGTCTAGCGACCAACCCATTACTTTTCTCGAACACTAATATTAGTCAGGCTAATACATGCAGTTAACAAAATTCGATAAGCTTATTCTAACTTCCAAAAAAATAAAGACGCACGGAGGATACAAGTTTAACGAAGTACCCAATACAAAAATGTACTGTAGATGTTGGCCAGAAGACCGTATCGGTGACTGGCCTGATAACTGCAAACGATGCACCAGACGCATATCCGTTTGATACATAATAATACCCCTGCTATTATTCTAAACTATCAATGAGTGATGATTATGTTTAAACCTTTCGAACATCAGACCGTTACAACAGACTTCATTAGTAAGAATGATCGCTGCTTAATCACGTCAGATCCTGGCACTGGTAAGACCCGTTCAGTCCTAGACGCGATCGCTAACCGTGAATCACGAATCTTGGTTCTCGCTCCGTTGTCCATCCTCGAAGCATCGTGGGGAGACGACATCGAGAAGTTCACACCCGACCTTACTTACGTTGTTGCGTATGCCAAGAATCGAGCAAAAGCATTTGCAGGTACTGAGCAGGTAGTCATCGCAAATCACGACGCAGTGAAGTGGATACTTAAAAATAGTTCTGTACTTGACGGCTTCGATACGGTGGTCATCGACGAGTTCACAGCATTCAAGAACAAAGATTCACAGCGCTCTAAAGCTATGCTCAAGCTATCTAAGAATTTTTCCTATCGCATCGCAATGTCTGGCACACCCAATAGCAATACTATCTTAGACATATGGCATCCAACGTTAATCGTGGATGACGGAGAACGTCTCGGACATCGCTTCTATAGCTTCCGTTCAGCAGTTTGTACTGCACGGTTCAACGGCTTTGCAAACGAGTGGGTCGACAAAACCGACGCAGAAGAAATCGTTGCATCTCTTATAGGTGACATCAACATTCGGCACGAACTCGAAGCTTGTATCGACATGCCACCACAAACGACGCACACGCTCAGCATCACCCTGCCCGCAAAGATCATGAAGCAATACAAACAGCTTTCTGATGACTCAGTGTTGTACACGGGTACAGCAACAATCAATGCAGTGCATGCAGGTGCCAAAGTCAAGAAGCTATTACAACTGTGCACAGGCGCTGTGTATGACGAACACGGGGGCATCCAGTCAGTACATCCAGAGCGTTATGAATTAGTGATGCAGTTAGTCGCGGAGCGGAAGCACAGCCTCGTAGCATTCAACTGGAAGCATGAGAAACATGCAATGACCGCGCTTGCAGAAAAACAAGGCATCAGTTACGCAACGATCGACGGTGACACGCCCCCCCACAAACGCAAAGAGATTGTCGATCGCATGCAAGCTGGCCAGCTGCAGGTTGTGTTCTGTCACCCGCAATCCGCAGGTCATGGTCTCACGATGACTAAAGCAACAGCAGTCATATGGGCATCACCCACTTACAACGCTGAGCACTACCAGCAGTTCAACCGACGCATATACCGGGCAGGTCAAAACGAACGCACAGAAGTTATTCATATTGCAGCACGCAATACCTGGGAACCCGATGTGTACGAAAAACTACAAAGCAAACTACGCCGGATGGAAGACCTCTTAGGAATTCTTAACCAATTTAAACAAGCAGCCTGACGGAGATCAACATGAACATTAACGAACTAATCGAAGCACGCGCACGGGTAAAAGACGAGTCAGCTGTCTTAACTGCCCAACTCAAAGAGCTTAACAAAACCAAAGATGAGTTGGATTATCAACTCTTAAACTCACTGGATGCAGAAGGTTTGTCACGTACCGCAAACGGCAAAGCAAGTGTATCCATCAACCAAGATACTGTACCAGAAGTGACGGACTGGGATGCATTCTACGCCTATGTTCTCGAACAGAAGGACTTCAGTCTTCTACAACGCAGGGTATCGTCGACTGCTTATAAGGAACTACTCAAGCTTGAAGAGTCAGTCCCTGGCTTGCAGCCCAGAGAAATTCGACGCATTAACTTTCGCTCCCTATAAACATGAATCATGAAGAGTATAAAACTATGAGTAAATCAGCAACAGTAACATCCATCAACAGCCTAGTAGCATCAACTAACGAGCTACCTGCTCACCTAAAAGCAGTGGAAGGTGCGGGTCGTGGTAATGAACACGTTGGCGCTAATGTCCAAATCCCCCGCGTTAAGCTCTTGCAAAAGATGTCGAATGAGGTCGATAAGCACCACGGCAATTACGTCGAAGGCTGCGAGCCAGGACACATGGTCAACACGCTTACCAATCACAACTACGGCAATGACCTGTACTGCATGTCTTTGCAGTTCAAGACTGAGTTCGTGGTTTGGCGGCACCTCGAAGCTGGCGGCGGTTACGGCGGCGCATTTGTATCACACGCAGACGCGCAAGCGTATGTCGATACTCAGGATAAGCCGACCGAGTATGACATTAACGAAACTCACGCACATGTTCTTCTCATCAAGAACCCTGAGACCGGCGAGCTTGAACGCTCTCCTGCAATCATGGACTTCGCAAGCTCTAAGCTACGCGTATCCAAAGCTTGGAACTCTCAGATCGGCATGAAGGGCGGAGATCGTTTCGCGGCTCTGTGGAAAGTGTCAGGTGTACCCACCGAAAACAAGATGGGTAAAGCCTTCATGAATTGCGAAGTGTCGTTTGTCGGTTGGGCGCAGGAAGCTGACTATAAAGTCGCAGAAGGACTTTATGAACAGTATGCTGCATAAGAACTATAGTAACGGTATTATAATACTGTTACTATAATTAGGCTAGGCGTTAGAGTTGAGTGTCTCCAGTTCAACTCTAACGTTCGCGAAACAGCTTGATGCACTGTAGCCGGCCGCATCACCCATAACTAATAATAGGAAGTTAACTTGAATATAGAACTAAACTTCACGGACAACGACATTGGGTTCCTCACTAGCTTCTTGGCAATAGATGACCCCCATTGGTGTAATATTTACAGTAGCCTAGAACCCGTAAAAGACCGATCTGACGAACGCTTCGTGACCGTAGATACACGGTCAAACAAACGCTTCCTTTCCCAGATTTTTGGGGGCTTCGTTGAAGCAACGGTTGTGCAGAAGTATCTAGAAACCCAGCATGGTGCCGAGACTCATTTGTATTATTCTGACGCAGAGCGGCTAACTTGGTATATCGCTTGCGATGTAATTCCCGAATTACTTGATGTCGGCAAGTCAATTTGTATTACTGACTAAAATCTCCAGCCAGCTTGATGCACTGGTAGTCAGAACGCATCGCTTATATGAACGAACACAGCTTCATCAAGTCTATCCACCGTTACTTACATCCTGACGTGCATTCGTGGAAAATCCATGACACGTACACAGGCGGTGTGCCCGACGCGATGTATTCTGGCCCAGCTGGCCTGCTGTTTGTTGAGTACAAGTACGTCAAAGAACTTCCAAAGAAAGCAACTACAAGCATTAAACACTCCCTCTCCGCACTGCAATTGCAGTGGCTAAACCGTGTGAACCAGCCCGCAAACGCAGCATTAATCGTTGGCGTAGCGGATACCTGCATAATAATACTAGATGACTTTTCTAGTATTATATGTAAAGATACCTATATAGAACATTCTCTAAGTCGCAAAGAAGCTGCTCAGTTCATATATAGCGTTACACACAAACCCCAGGAGGGGACACCGAATGACAGAACCACTGCCAATCGCAGTACAGAATCTTCGAAAGATTTGGGCTTCTAAAAAAGTTGAGATGCATGTCAATCAGAGTGAAGCTGCAACAGAACTAGGCTGGAGCCAAGGCGCTATTTCTCACTACCTTAACAACCAGACGCCTCTCGGAGCGCTTGCTGTTGTTAAGCTAGCAAACTTCTTAGACGTTGATCCCGTTGAAATTGATCCAGAAATTGTATCTAAGCTTCCTAATGTTCGAAAACTACAGATCGCTAACAAATCAGATGACATGTCAAAGTCATCCCCTGCGATCGTATATTCGCGAGATGATATCAAGTCTTTTTATGTAGAGTTAATCGGTGCAACTGCAATTGAAAATTATCCTGACATCATAATAAATGGGTCGCTAACCACGCAAACAACAACACAGATGCGAGGTTACGCCAGGCTCTGTGTTCCAGAAGCGTACACTGGTAACAGCCTGTGCGCTGTGCGTCTCAAGAAAGAAAAGGCGCTCCGGTGGTACACAAAAGACGATATTCCTGAGCCTTCACTTATACATACAATGTGGGCAGTCATCTCAATGCACTACCAGTAATAGTCTTAGTATTAGAAACGCCTCCCCCCCCGTCAAAACTAAGCAGGGTTCAGCCCTGCTCCTACCCCCCTTCGTTAACAATGTAAACATCTAAAAACCCCTGTAGATGTCTATTTTTATACAAGCATTAAAATACGTTGCTATTTACTAATATATAGAACTATTTATTAGTGGAGAACATATTATCCATGCATTATACTCAGTACTCTTTAATACTGATGGTATTAAAAAAGTCAGTATAGATTGTTTTGTACTCAGATCATAAGAATATTAAAAATGGGGTGTAATGCACAATGATGACAAAAATTTTAGCGGTAAAGTATGGCCCATTCATGGACATGGACGAGTTAGCAACGCTACTAAGAATTAAAACACAATCGATGTACCAACAAATTTATAACGGCAAGCTTGACATTCCACACGTCAGACGCGGCAAAAAGTATTTGTTCCCAACGCACGAAGTCGGGCTGTACCTAGATCAAAAACTTGATGAAACCAGAATCTAGAAACCCGCTTTGATCACGTCTTCAGGTCGCGGGTTTATATAACGCGATAATTGCTCAAGGCTGCGATGGCCGCTTACCAACAAAACATGCGCTGGGTTCATTTTCATATCAAATAATCTTGAAAGGGCTTCATGGCGCAAGTCGTGAAAATCCAGGCCGACAATACCCGCTTTCTTACGCAACTTGGCGAACTCGTCTGACATGGACGATGCCAGCTTAACTGTAAACAGTAAGTCAGTCTTGCCAAGTACACTTCGATGGCGCAGGAGCGCCGCTCTCACGCCCTTTAGAAGAGGTATTTTCATCTTTGTCTTACCGCCTTCCGCGTGCTTATCTTTGCGCCAAACTGTGATAAGACCTTTCTCAAAATCAATATTGCTCCAGCGAAGCGCATGTATCTCACCCTGTCTCATCGCTGACTCGATCGCAATGTCGATTGCAGCATGAATATATTTTGATTGCGGTCCCATTTGTTTTTTGGTCATCACAAGCTGATTTTGGATTAACTTATCGTACTCCCCCTTTTCCAGCCGACGGTCTCGCTCTACGCTACCCGTAATTTGATTCCTCAATTTTAACTCGTTAATTGCCAATTTTAATTCATCGGTTTTTGTACGAATGTTAGAATACTTTAAGGCTTGTCGGAGGTAATAAATTTGATACTGCAAAGTCGAAGCTGCAATGGCCTTCTGACCATAATTTTTATTCGAACCGCTTCTGCGCATTTCAGCGAAAGCAAGAATGTGCTCGCGAGTCAAATCGTGGATTGACACCCCTGCAAAATATTTTTTAAGCATTTTAAGCTGGCTCATTTTTGGGACCGGAATCTCAATGCCAAATCGAGTGTAACCATGAATTAGGTTGTCTATGAGCTTGTCGATGAAAACCGACTCGCCAGCGCGGGTATCGATCCACGAATGATCGTCCATGCTCGTCTCAATCTTACGTGCCCAGGCTTTTGCTAACTCTTGAGTTGGAAACGTTTTTGATTGAAGGGGGTAGCCTAAGCGCTTTACTCTGGCCATCCATCGCTTGCCACGGGCTTTGATTGACGCCATTCATCTCTCCTAGATCCGATTGGGGGGTACACATGGTGTACAGCGTCTAGGATTGTAACGTAACTACCTGATAAATAGCTACTTTTAAAATTGGCGGAGAAAGAGGGATTTTCTCCCGTAACACCTCGCAAAGCCCTATATATACTGGGTTTTACCTCTATATTATTACCAAAGCTAATATATTCTCGGGGATCGTAAGTGCCTGATAACTATATATATATTAGTTTACATTAATCCTGCGGGGTACGCTGTACCCCTGTACCCCTTACAAATCTTGCTTTGCTATTGCGCCGAGAGCGACTAGGGTGAAACCGATTACGTAGTAGATTAGCATACTTGCCTCTGGGTAGTTAAGGGGCAATTATACTAGCGCCTAACGTTGTCAACTAATGCATACTTCTCATAGACAGCATGTCATAGTGTAATGCCTACTTACTTTTTACCCGCTTCTTTTTAGGTTTGTCTGGCTGATTCAAAACACACTGCTTACCTTTACCTACATGCATAATTACGCTCCCGCGTTATAGATTAAATTCGTCATTTAATAACCCCAAAAAATATAAAGGCTATGTACATTGTTAGCGGCAACACCACAAGACCACCTGTCCCCCACAGCAGGATTGTCCAAAAGAGCGTAATGTTCTTTGCTTTTTTGTGTTTACGCATACGCTCTTCTTTGTCCCTGTTCCGTTTGCACTCAGCCTGAAACTGCAACCAGTCCTTATACATGTCTGCTCGCCCTGCGTAGATCATGTATTCTTTAAGCCATTCCTCCTGCTCTTTGATCTTTTCAAGCTCCATGAAGCACTGGAGTTCTTCTTTACCCCCACCCTTCTGAGCTTTCTTAATGATGGCTGACTTGTTGTCAAAGTACTGCGTAGCTTGAGCCGACACGTCGTAAAGCTCTTTGCCATTGGACAGTGCGCTTTTAATGATATTGAACGCTGCATTAGCTGCCGCTATTTCAGCAAGCATGCTTTAGCTCCCAGGGGCAGTCGGCCATGACACCTCTTCTAGTGACGTGACATCCGCATTATTTGCAGGGACTTGTCTTAGTGCTTGACGGTAATTTGCCCACGCCGCTTTAACGCCAACGTTAAAATTAACATCGGGCATTTGTGTCCAGTCTGATTGCGCTAGCTTTAGATTGCGATCAACGCGTACATGCTCCCAAAATCTTTCAGTATTAATTACCCAGACGTTGTTCACCCAATCTTGAAATTGGTTCTCTCTGGCGGCGCGCGTTGCCCATGCCCCGTTCAACCTGTATTGGGTTGTGATGAGCGCCCCAACGTCAGAATCAACAGATACAGCTATGGCAGTCAAGCCGTCATAGACTTGGCCGTCGACATAAGCGTCGTCAGCACTCATCACATGTTGGACTTCACCATTCTCTGCAACAAAAGCGTATTGCACTGCCATATATTTCTCCTTCAGTTCGGGTCGTAAATAAGCATATAAGTGAATGTGCCAGACCCAGTCAAATTACTATTGTTATAAGTAAGCTTATGCTGCACTACGATTTTCGGTGTGCTCAGCGCAGGATAAAAATGATATCCGCACTCTATAAAAAAAGAGGGTTGGGAAAATTGGCCTGACACGCCTGGGAATTTTGAGTGTGAAGAGCCATTAACGACCGCGTATATCTTATTAAAAGTAAGAGAGGACGGCGGCGTATAAGTAATCGATTGCCCTAAACTGGCCGTGCCCACAGCTAAAACCGTCGCTCCGGTTGCTCTAGTCGCAGAGAACAAAATCGTAGAACCATCACTAGAATATACGTCAAAACCATACTCGCCAGACGCCGGCCCAGATATCCCGACCGACTGTTTTTTTAATAACGCAGTATGTATGCCCGCAGTGTTTTGAAAGTTCTGGCTGTTAGCCGACGTTTGTGAGCCATAAAACCGGCTGGCAGTTCCTGCCGCGATTGGCACATAGCCACCCGTCTCATAAACTGGATTGTTGACGGGTCTTGCGATAATCAAGTCTCCCACAACATAGCCCGAGGGCGGGTAAGCCATCGCTGAATACGCGGACGCAGCCCCGTTTGTAAACTGCAAATTTGGCGTTAGCTCAGTGCTGTCAATTATCTTTCGACCAGCACTGTTGAAAATTTGTATGCCGTATGCCACATCAAGTCCTAAAAACGTAATATGAAATTGCTTGGGTAGCTGAACCGCTGCTCGAATTAAATCCTATTCTTAAATTATTTGTAGATTTTGTGTAGTACCAATCTTGATAAAATGACGATAAAATTGAGTTATTAAGCCCCACGGTCCACGAGTCGTCGTTAGCCATACCGCTGATTGTGACATCGACATAACTATTTCGAGAAACAGTCACTGTGCCATTCGCTACGATTCGCAATAGCCGACTGGTATAGTCAACTATTATATTTCCCGCTGCGTTTTCAACGCGAAGACCGTAGGCCATTAGGCAAGATTCCCAAGCTTAACGCGAGGCGCACCCGACGCATCAAAAACCGTGATTTTCGCCCCTTCAATTATCATTCGCGCTCCGCTGTTCGCGCTCTTGAGGTTTATCGTCGCACCAGTGCCGACGAGGTTCAGTTTGTTTACACCGATCGCGCCTGCTGCAATACGGTTCGCGCTCAGTGTGCCAGCGTTAATCGTGTCCGCATTCACTGATCCAATTTTTGCAGAAGTAATAGTCGCGTCTTTAATCATCGCGCTCGCCATAAATACTACACCGCTATCGACGATAAACGGTATGTTCGCTGCAGTCGGACTTGTTGACCCGAGACCATCCGCGCTTGAAGCAGGGTCAATGACCGCAAACTTATCGGCGCGAACAATAAAAGCGGACGACGGAGTTGCGGTAGTACCTGTGTTACTCAGACCAAAACCCGCAACGTGGCCGTTGTTGTCAATCTTTACCGAGTACTGCCCCTCTATGTTCTCAATTTTACTATTTATGCCTGGTATCTGACTAATGGGTGTACTTAGTGCGCTAGCAAGTTGCGAGGATGTAATAGCCGTTGATAAAACAGCAAGTTGGTGCGCCACGTCCGTAGCAGTTGCCGCAACAGTTCCAGCACCAGCATTAAATGGCCCTTTTATACCATTAAGATTGACGTGTCTAATCCAGTAGTATCGCGTGACGCCCGAACCGACAGGATCTATAAAGCTTATCCCTGTCGATACGCCGGCTAGGGTCGCGTCACCAAGCGCGTCTGACGTGTGGGACCAAATCTCAGTTTGGTTATGGCCCCTATAAAAAGCGGCTGTCCAAAATATATTTACTTGGGAGTACGCGCCGCTTGCTGTAAAACCTACTGGAGCATAAGGCGAGGTCGGCACGATCAGAGGTTCGACGCCAAGATTGCTCGTAGTAATTTGGTTCGGATCAAAGCCTGCTGTAGCTTTTAGTCTTGATGCTAACCCCGAATCAACAAGCTCCCTCAGTGTAATAGCACGGTCTTGTGGGTCGCCTTTTCGGCCTAGCCGTATCTCAACTGCTTCGATGAGGCTTTCAAGAACCATACGTGTTTGCGGATCAAGAGATGCCGGTAGCTTTCCAATGCCTGGCACTTTAGTTGGACGTACTGTCACGATTGACGTACCTCATCCATTGATTGAGCTAAGCAGAAATCGTTGATGTCAGTACCTTGCACTTGGACTTCCCACTCTTGCGCTACAGCAGCAGGCATCCGCATGATTGGTTCACGTAGTGTGCCATTGCTGATGTTGGAGGGGACGGTAGTCGCCTGCGTGTAATTCGCACCCGCTTTTGAAAGCGTGTAGTGTGCTACCAATGCTCCGTCACCATAAACTTTTACAGTTACTGGATACACGTTCGCGTGTACAGATACCCATCCCATCGACAAGGGAGCGGGAGTCACGAACTTCTTACTCTTAAAAGTTAACGTGCGGGGCGTATTGGAGCCTCGATACTTCTTGATTTTGTTGCCAACAATAATGTACAGCTCACCGTCTTTCGGGTTCATATGTCCGCCGCGTACTTCGCCTGCAATTGATAGCGTTGACAAACTGTTCTCGCTACCGCGCGGGTCATAAACAAAACCCCCGTGCGTACCGCCGCTTGTCCAGAATGCGACGTAAGTACCTTCGTGCCTAAATGCCCGAATGGTTTCTGGGTGAAAGTCGGCGTTCCACTGTTTGACTGAGATCAAACCTTTAGTAACAACCTGTCCTGACGCGGATTGGATTGCACAGAGGCCCTCTGGCCCTGCGTATAGAACCACGTCTCCCATGTCCACAACGCTGTGCTTGTTCACACACGCTTGACTAAAATCTATTCGGACAGCGGTCATGGCGGACGGCTCAGTACCCGTAATGAAATACGGCTGTCCGTCAGTTAAAGCTGCTACACCATTTGCCGTGCTAGCAATAGCAACGATGTCTTCTTCAGTAGTAATCCTATATTGAATCGGCCAAGCGTGCGGGAGGAACGGTTCAGATAAACAAAACCGCTTGCCAGTAAACCCTGCCATCGTGCCTTGCGCCAGAGCGATTAAGCCTTTTAACGGGCCATCAGGATATAACGATGAGTCGTCATTAGGTGGCCCGATCCAACCTCCACTTGGCAGTATTTCACCGAGGTTCGCGGCGTCAGTGCTGTCCGTGTAAGTGACCGTTGTATAAGCAACTTGCGCAACAAACTGGAACTGCGTATTTGTTGAGCCTGTGTTAGACCGATAGATTCGCTTGAGAGAACCAGTGCCAAAGTTGTAGTTGCCAGACGGTTGGGAATTCGCTGCCATGCCAATAGTAACGGTTTGCGAATCGTCCATCTGGACCACGTTGCTTGGAGAACTAGGCGGGCCTTCTTCGCCAGCAGCAGTAACATAAGTATACACATAACTGACATCAGACGGAGTAGCAGTGGCGTCGGCTGAACCATTGACCGTTACGCCTGGACCATTACCGTATGGAGCGGGAACCCCGAGCCGAAAAGAGTTTACCGGATACCCTGAACTTCCAGACACTAGAGTTGATACTGTTCCGACGCGGGGATAGTCATCGCCTGTAAAATACAAGCGGTCAGTCGCATCGCCAGGAATTGGCCCAGGCACAACGGAGACAGAATCTTCACTCCACTCAAGCCAGCTTGTATCACGGTAGTAATAAATAGACCGGCGCGCGGTATTTTGAAGCGTAAGCGTATCCGAATCATTAGTAGTAGAAACTAGCCGCCCAGACTCAAAGTCAATATTCTCCGAGATCTGGCCGAACTGATCTGCTAGCAGACGTGGAGAGACTCCAGGCGCTATGCCGCTAAATCTTTCACGCTTGAAGTACGCCATTTTTTAATTCCTAATGCGGTTTTTTTGAGTTGAGGATTCGTGTCTATTCCTTGCCTTATTTACTAAGCAGATAAAGCGTCAATTTCGGCTTGCAATCGAGCAATCTCAGCGACCTTTGGGTCTTCCCAACCCGCTACTTCAGCCCAGGTAGTACCATCGAAGGTGTAACGACCACCCTGCCAATCGGCGGGAGGTGTTGCGTCTGTATGGATGGTAGCGTTGCTTGAGTTCATGTCACCAATGATAAATTGCTGACAAGTGATGTTGGAAGCAGTTGAGACAACTGAATCTGAATCTTCAAAGGTATAGACTGATACGTTGTTAGAGTTAAGTGTAATAGTTTTCATGGTTAAACACCTTTCAAAATTAATTTAGTGGCTGACACAGCCTTACCTGCGATTACCGATGGAGTGTCTGCGGTTGTGGACAGTGTCCCATCGACTTGAATGTAGTAGGTTGCGCCTATGGTTAGCGATGTTTGATTGCTGGATATGCCCCCTAATACATCAACAGTCGCTGTCTGACCATTCGTGTATGCCCCTGAAGACATACCTACAAAGTTTGTTGTTGATAGATTTGTATCTATTACATTATCTAAGACACAAGAAGTACCGTAGGCAGAGTTAACAGCATCCTGATAAGTCACGATAGTTTTAGTGGCGGTCAGCATAGTTACTGAGGTGTATGGTACATTTGCGGCCTCAAACACAACTGGAGTTCCTGCCGTGATAGAAGTGCCCGACACGTCTAGGATGCAAGAAGTACCATAGTTAGAGTTAGGCTGATCTCGATAAGTCACTAGGGCTTTTGTAGAAGTCAGCGTAGTAACTGACATGGCGTCTGATGATGCAGACTCAAATACAGTTGTACTTCCAGCAGATATAGAACTACCCGAAACAGTTATAACATTAGAACTACCATAGCCAGAGTTAGCATTATCCTGATAAGTCACTAAAGCTTTAGTAGTAGTCAACGTGGTGATTGAAAGTCTCCCAATTCCGGCTGTTGACGTAACATTAGCGGGAGTTCCTGCTGTAATAGAGGTGCCAGACACGTCTAAGACACAAGCAGTAAATACTTGAGAGTTACCAGCATCATAATAAGCCACTATGGCTTTAGTGGCGCTCAACGCAGTGACTTCGGGGTAGTATACGGATGCGTTCTCAAACAAAACTGCGGCCGATACTGAGATATTGGTGCCTGATCCGGCCTGAACAGTTAAGATACGAGAAGTACCCTTCCCAGCGTTCTCTGCATTCCTATAAACCACTAAAACTTTAGTGGAGTTCAGCATGGTGGATGAGACGTATTCGCTAAATGCTGAATTAAACACAACTGGAGTTCCGACTGTTATGGAAGTACCAGAAACATTTATAACATTAGCAGTACCATAGCCAGAGTTACTGCGATCTTGATAAGAGACTAAAGCCTTAGTGTCGGTTAACATAGTTACTGAGGGGTAGTACATGGTTGCAGACTCAAACACAACGGGAGTTCCCGCTGTAATAGAACTACCGGACACAGTTAAAACACAAGCAGTACCATAGCTAGAGTTACCTTCATCCCTATAAACAACTAAGGCTTTAGTCGTGGTCAACGTAGTGACTGAGATGAAACTAGAAGATGCTGACTCAAACACAGCGGGAGTTCCTGCTGCAATGACATTGCCCGCGCCTGCCGTTGCCACTACTTCAATAGTTCCATCAGCCTTCAAGACAACTGGCTTACCATTTGGCAGTGTGCCACTAGCGACGAAGTCTATGTTGCCGCCACCGACACCTGCGGCTAACTTAGCTGTGGTCACTGCACCATCTACGATCTTTGCCGTAGTGATTGAATCATCGGAGACACTGCCCGTTTTGATTTTTGTAAGAGCCATTTTTAATTCCTTCGAGCGCGGTTATAGTTCTGGTCTTGTTTCTGGAAAATCTGAAGTGGACGGCCAGTTACGCAAGGCAGTCCTATAAGTCAGGATGTTGTCCCGATTAGGCCAGTCTTGAGTTTGCGAGGCTGTGTCAGTGGTCGCTAGTTCTTGATTTCGCCAAAGTCTTGCAGTCTCTTCTGCTGTAGGCTCTGCAGGCGTAGGTGCAACCCACTCTTCGTAGTAGTCAAAGTTAGCTTCAACAAATGCTAGGTCGGCTTTAATAGTATTGATGACGTTATTATCAGCATCTTTAATATTATATTTCATATTCTTCTCCTTTTACGGTATGTACTGAACGATTACAAGACCTGCACCACCGCTGCCGCTAACAGCGTATGGCCCGTATGCTGTATTGGTGCAGGCACCACCGCCTCCACCGATTGAAGCACTCCCTGCGTAGAGAGTTGTATTGTAAGAACCGCTTGCGG